TGCTTTGCATTCTTTTTACCAATAAGTGGGATACTGCTAATGATTGGAGTATTAATACTCATTGATACTATGACAGGTATTTGGAAAGCTAAAAAGTTAAAAGAAAAAATTACTAGTAGAAAATTATCATCTATAATAAGTAAATTAGCACTTTATGAAATTACAGTAATAATGTTTTTTTTGATAGATAAATTTGTACTAAATGACATCATACTAACTTTTTTTAGTGTACCCTTTATGCTTACTAAAGTAGTGGCATTAGTGCTAGCTAGTATTGAGGTGATGTCAATCAATGAGAATTATAAAGTAGTAAAAGGTATAGACTTATGGCAATCAATGAAGCTATTATTTGCAAGAGCTAAGGATATTAATGATGACATTAAAAAGATAAAGAAATGATATACTTAAGAGAGCAAATAGATGCAGCTGTAAAGGCTAAAGGATATGCATATTTTGCAGGTGCTAAAGACTATGATGTTAATATTATAGGAGTTCGTAACTCAGCACCTGGTCAAAAAGTTACTAATTTATTTGATGACAAAATAACTCTATCCTATAGAGTAGGTGGTAAATGGTTTTACCATGAGTGGGATGCTACTACTGAGCCAGGTAAAAAAGGAGTAATGCAATTCCATAATGCTAAGGGAGTAGCTAGATTAGTTCCAGGACAATATAAAGGAGTCTATGCTGTATCTATGCATAGAGGCAAATATCAGGCAGTATGTCAAAGATTAGGAGATGTGACTGTATGGAGAGATGGTGATAGAGATATGACCTTTGCAGAGGGTAAGACTGACACAGGAATGTTTGGAATCAATATCCATAAAGCAGGTACAGTATCTAGCTTTGTAGAAAATTGGTCAGAGGGCTGTCAGGTATTTAAAAGAGTAAAAGATTTTAATGAGTTTATGGCTATAGTAAATAAAGCTAAAGATATACATGGTAATCACTTTACTTATACCTTAATAGAATCAAATGATATTTAGACTTAGTGTAATTATCTTACTGCTTAGCTCCTGCTCTGCACAATACCATCTTAATAAGGCAATTAAGAAAGGATATAAATGTGAAGAGACAGGTGATACTATCAGAATCACTACACTTGATTCTATCCCTGTCATTATAAATGATACTATAGTATGGGAAAAAATTATCAACACTAAAGATACCATAATCAAATATAATACAGTCTATGTACCTAAGACTAGACTAGATAAAAAAATAGAATATAGACTAAAGGTCAAAACTATCTACAAAGATAGACTAGTATACAAATATAAATATAGATCTGAGGGGCAAAAGGCAAATTCTGAGGTAAAAAAAGTTAAGGCTCAAAGACCTAGACCTAATGGAAATCTAAGTCTATTATTTGTAGGAGTAGGCATAGGTCTACTATTATCATATCTCTTTAAATTTGCTAGACAGAGATATATGTTCTAAGTTTACACCATCTATGGTAAGAAAAAGACTGTTTTTTGACATTGAGACATCATTCAATGTCGGTATATTTTGGAGATCAGGATATAACCTTACAATCAATCCAGGTGATATCATTCATGAGAGAGCTATTATCTGCATCTGCTACAAATGGGAGTCAGATGGTGATGTACAATTCCTAACATGGGATAAAAAGCAATCAGATAAGGCTATGATTAAAGCATTCCTCAAAGTTATGGCTCAAGCTGATGAAATTGTGGCTCATAATGGGGATAGATTTGACCTCAAATGGCTACGCACAAGAGCTATAATACATGGACTTGATGTTATGCCCTCGCCTAAGACTATAGATACTCTTAAATGGGCTAGAAAGTACTTTAATTTTAACTCAAATAAACTAGACTATATTGCTAAGTATTTAGGAGTAGGGCAAAAAATGGATACAGGGGGATTAGATTTGTGGAAAGACATAGTATTTAAGAAAGATCAGCAGGCAATGGATAAGATGGTAGAGTATTGTAAGATGGATGTCACTGTCCTAGAAGCTGTATTCAATAAACTCAATTCTTATGCAGCTCCTGCTACTAATTATGCTGTAATGGAGGGAGATGAGAAGTACTGCTGTCCTGAATGCACTAATTATAATGTGAGATATAATAAACAGGTAGTGACTGCAGGAGGTACTATCCATCATTGGATGTTGTGTAAAGATTGTAAAAAGCACTATAAAATAAATAATAAAACTTACATAGAGTATTTGAAATTCAAATATAAACACTAACTTTGCATAGTTCCATAGTGTAGAAAGCAGTTGTAAGCTCCCCAGCACGCAGCTGCTTTTTTTATGACTAATATATTATCAAAAAGCACGATATTTTTAATTATCGCTAATTTAAACGATTATATAAAACATTCCTTAAATAGGTAATAATTTGATATATGCTTTAAATAGGTAATAATTCGATTATCATGTAATTCCAAAGTAACTTATCATGTAATTCCAAAGTAACACTTTAGATTATGTCCCATTTTTTAATTAATAAACTTGAATTTTTAAGAGTATAACCTAAAAAAAAGTATAAAATTTAAGGCTATAACCTATAGCAATTCTCTCCAAGTTAGTAAGTTTCGCTGATTGCAGTCGCAATTTGCGACCACAGTATTATACATTATTAAGTAAAAATTACCTTTATTATATGTTTTACCTTACACATAGGGACAATTTGTCCCCTAGTCTTATTTAGAATCATTATAAATTACTCTTTTTTATTGCAGATATAAAACTTTTTATTATCTTTGGCGTATAGTTATTAACAATAAAAACTTTTACACATGGACAAAGAACAAATTTTAAAGATTATTTTTACTGAGGAGGCATCACTGTATGATCAGGCTGTAGAGCTGAGAGATGCTTTTGGCAATGAAGATCCTGCTACTAAACGAGCTTACTCTCAATGGGTAGTTATTTCTAACCTAATAGATAGAATCAATGAAGAGACTAATTAAATACCTTACTCCTGTAGGAGAAGATGAGAAAGGATTTGTTATGGCTTTTGTCATAGTAATCTCTATAATTTTATCAATCGTATTTTTATTTCCACTTTTATCTTTTATATCATGAAATTTATAAACCTATTCAAAAGAGACAATACTTATTTTTCTAATTGGACTACTGACTATGATAGTGATGTATACATAGCAGGTACTATTGAGCCATTTACTTACAATGCTACAGAGACTGATGACGAATATATGTCCCTGTTTATTCTAAGTGATGCAAATCTTAACCTACTTAAATCTAAGCTATGAGACAGTCACCTACATTCAGTGCTATTCTAAGATTTTGGACTAGCAGAAGATTTGCAGATGAGGTGAGAGGTGGATTTAATCTACCTCTATACCTGAGATATTTAGAAATCATAAATAATAAAGGCAATGAGAAAATATAAACACGCAGCTATTGGCTTGCTAATCGGATTTTTAATCGGATTCTCCTTATCAATCTACAGGCTAAAAGAATGCCAGGAGCAGAATGATATAATTAAGGACCTAATAATAGAATCACCATGACTGAGTTCACACAGCTAGCTATTGAGGTACAGGATGCTATAGCTAATGGTGATTATACTCACCAAAAATACCTGAGATTCAGAGAGTGGTACTTTCAGAACTATGAGGGCAGTAAGAGAAATGCTGCTAGAGATTTTAGAATGTTTGATTTAATGTATGGCTTAGATGTGCCGATTAAAAATAATGATAATGAAGATATATAAAGTAGTATTTAAGACCTTTGACTATTGGAATGGTCCTGTAAAGTTAGTGACCAGGATAGTGGAGGCATATGATGCTGATCATGTTAAGCAGCTCATACAAAAAAATGATGACTTAATTCTATTAATTGAGGAGATATGAAAAAATTAATTAAATATTTACAATGGCTACAGAAAGAAAAAATACAGGCAATGATATACTGCCAAAGAGGATTTTGAATGATATCATTAAAGAAAGGTATCCATTTGAGCCTACTAAAAAGATAGCAGATGACTTAGCATTATCAGAGTCATCAGTATACAATAGAGCTTTTGCTATGGGTATTAAGAAAGATCCTGTTTACTTAAGGTCTACACAATTCCCTCCAGGATATCTAGGTGGTAAAGCTACTCAATTTCAGAAAGGCACTGTACCTCCTAACAAAGGAAAAAAAATGTCCAAAGATTTGTATGAGAAAGTAGCTAAGACTATGTTTAAAAAAGGCTCTAAGCCTATGAATACTCAGCCTATAGGTACTATCCATCAGAGAAAAGATACAGGAGGAAAGATGTACCTGTATATTAAGCTAGCAGATTCACATTGGGAACAGCTGAACAGGTATACTTGGCAGCAGCACAATGGACCAATTCCTAAGGGGATGGTAGTAGTGTATAAGGATGGTAATTATCTGAATAATGATATTGATAATCTGCTAATGATAACTAAAAAAGAGAATATGGCTAGAAATACTATCCATAGATTGCCTGAAGAGCTTCAGCAGGTAATGAGATTAAAATGTAAACTAATAAAAAAAATAAATAACAATGGCACAAAACAAACTAAGTGATTTAAGAGATCACATCTTCATGGCTCTCGAGAGATTGAGTGATGAAACATTGACAACAGACCAGGTGAATGTAGAGGTGGATAAAGCTAAGGCAATATCTCAGCTTGCAGGTACACTAATCCAATCTGCTAAAGTAGAGATTGATTTCATTAATGCTACAGGAGTATTAGAATCTCAGTCTGATCTATTTAAGTCAGTAACACAAAATAAATTGTTATGAAAAAGACAGCAGTAGAATGGTTAATGGATGAATACATTAACGGATTAACAATAAATTTACAAATAATGAAAAAAGCAAAAGAAATGGAAAAGGAACAGATTAAAAATGCTTGGTTAAATTCATTAACTAAAGGTGATTACAATTCAGCAGATGAATACTATAATCAAACCTTTAAATCAGAATAGAATGAAAACAGCAGTAGAATGGTTATTTGAGCAATATGTAAACAAAAGTATTATTACTATTGAAGACATTGAACAAGCCAAAGAAATGGAAAAGCAACAGATGAAGCTTGCTTGTATTAGAACTGAATATGAAGATAAAGCTTGGCAAAATTTAATGGAAAAGCAATTTGAACAATACTACAATGAAACCTTTAAATCAGAAGAACAATATAAAAAGTAATATAGTCAGGTGGCGGAATTGGTAGACGCATGAATAAAGGTTAATAGTAAAGATAACGTGAGTAACCTTGAAAGACCCATAAGTATAGCTCATAAGTTATCATACAGGTTCAAGTCCTGTCCTGACTATTTTTTAAACAACAGAAGGACACTGATGTCCCTCTGTAAAACAACAAACAAAACTTGAACAATGAAAGAAGAAATAGATTTTTTAAAAGAACAAATCACAAAGTATCAGCTAGATACTAATAGCAGAAATAGATCCTATGTCTATAAGAGATACTATGTAATGTACAGGCTGAACAAATGTAAGGTATCACTTACTCAAATAGGTAAGATGCTAAATAGACATCATGCTACTGTTATTCATGGTATCAGAATGCATAGGAGATGGACCAGGATGCAGGATAAAGTATATCTTCATGAGATAGAGCCATTAGTTCAATCTGCTCTTAATAATGATTATGAGGATAAATACAAAGTTTCGGCAGTAGAGCAGTTCAATTACATCAATGTGAGGATTCAGATGCCATGGGATCATGATAAGGTCCATAAATTTAAAGAATATATGACAGCTAAAGAATTAGCTGAAATAATTTAAAGCTCTTCGGAGCTTTTTTTGTGCTATATAATTCCCTTACTGATATTGACTTGTAGAGAATTAGAACAAAAGTACAATTCACATCCCTATACTCTATAATATATATATTTTTATTTATAATATATTTTTAATAAAAAAAAAATTTATTTTCATTTTGGGGGGTGAACAGTTTTTGGAAAAAAAAAGTGTTTTTTCGTTCTA